TTATGGACGCATTATGGACATTCCTGACACCGGGTTAAGAGTCACAGCATCTTGTAAGAAATCCGGTGCAAAGTGTGCGTAGGTCATAGTTTGCTGAATGTTAGAATGACCCAGGATGCGCTGCAATGTGATTATGTTACCTCCATTTATTATAAAATGTGTGGCAAATGTATGCCTCAAAACATGCACTGCCTGTCCGTCAGGTAAATCGGGTTTTACTTCCCTGAGAGCGTTGCGCACTTTGTAGTAACTGGCATTAAAAAGCCTGCCTGAATTTTTGGTCTTGATCCGTTTAATCAGGTCCTGCGAAACGGGAATTGTCCTGCGCTTTCCGTTTTTAGTTTTCATAAACGTAACCATCTGGTTAATGATGTGTTCAGCTTTCAAATTAGACACTTCACTCCAGCGTCCACCAGTAGAAAGGCAGACCAGAGTTGCATTTAACTCATCACCATCAAGCATGGATAACAGCCGCGTAATCTCTTCACTGGACAAAAAAGCCATTTCCGTAACAGCTTCACGTAACCGCTTAACCTCACGGAACGGGTTGTGAGAGTGATATTCACCGGCGTCAATTAACTTGGTGAACATCCCGCTCATTATTGCCAGATGCCGATTTACGCTGGCTGGTTTTAGGCCATCGTTCATCATTACAACGCGATAATCAGTTATCGTTTTCTTTGTTAGCTGGTCCGCCCTGGACACTCCCATCTCGGCAAATTTGGCGATTATTGTCGTCAAACGCCCTCGTTCAATATCTCCACGCTCATGTGATTTTCCGTGATATATCCACCATCTGCCTAACAACTCTGTAAGAGTTCGACGGTCGGCCGGCTTCTCCAACCACTCTTTGTTGTGGTAGTTAACCAGGACATGACGTTCGAATGCTTGAGCTTCACCTTTAGTTTTAAATTTCCGCCTGATACGTTTTCCATCTGCACCCTGCGGTCTGACGTCCACTTCATAACGACCATCATCGAGCTTTTTAATAGACATAAAGCCCTCCGATGACGCTGTTTACTTCTACTACTTGAAAATTAATGCAATTTTCTTTCGTACATTTACTGCACACATATGCTGAATAAATCGTCAGCCAGTCTTTTGGTCTGAGTGGTGCAAGGTTGTTGAGTCTTGCCCAATGTGCGCGAGCGCCGGGGCTATTTGTCCGCCAGCGGGATCAGTTTCATCAAACATGAACCAGTCACGGTACTTGCGAAATCTTTCTGGCTTGAAAAATTTCATACCTGCGTCAAAAGACATCTTTACTTTTCCCTGCTCATATCCAGCATAGGTGTTGTAGTTAATTCCAGTTAATTCAGCAACTTGCTTCCTTGTCATTCTTTCTGATTCCCGAATAAGTGCGAGTTTCTCTGCTTGAGATGTGATTTGTGTATTTGACATGAATTGTCGTATCTCGTAATTTATGTTGTATGCGACACACCAGAACAACGCAGAGCGGCTTCAAATAGCTCTGATTGAATGGCACCAAAGTTGAGGATATCAAAATGAGTATTGGATCAGAAATGAATAACGATGTTGGAGAAAAAGTATCTGATCTCACAAAAAGTAAAAAATGTGACATCAAACTTGCAGCCGCACCGTCGGATTTGCTCTCGAAAGAGGGTTTTGCTCTTTACATCGGTAAGACGCCTCGTGCTGTTGCTGAAATGGCGAAAGCAGGCAAGTTACCAGCCTTTTATATGACGGACCCATTAAAGCCGGGCGGTCATGCTGAGTTATGGATTAATCGTCGTGAGTGGGACAAGTACGCAGCCCAGCTAGTTGATGAAGCTCCGACAGAATGGCATGACTGGAAAAATCGCATTAGTTACAGCAAATCAAGACATGGCCGTGCGGCTTAAGGTGGAAAGGATGAACGAGCCTCGTTGTATTGCTCAGTTATTGCGTAACGAAAGCCCCAGGGCGATTGACTTCACCATCACCCACGGGAAGGGGCGCAAGGGAATCATTATCCGTACCAAAAAACAGAGTCCGTTAAAAAAGGCTCTGACCTTTCTGAAAAGCCGGAGGGTCTGGAAATGACAGTGATGACGCTTAATCTCGTCGAAAAACAGCCAGCAGCTATGCGCCGGATAATTGGTAAGCATCTTGCCGTCCCTCGCTGGCAGGAGACATGCGATTATTATAATCAGATGATGGAACGCGAACGGCTAACGGTTTGCTTCCATGCGCAGTTAAAACAGCGTCACGCAACGATGCGTTTTGAAGAAATGAATGATGTCGAACGTGAACGACTGGTATGTGCAATTGATGAATTGCGTGGGGCATTCTCAAAACGCCGTCAGGTTGGCGCAAGTGAGTATGCATATATTAGTTTTTTAACAGTCAGTCAGCGTCGTACTTTATTTATGCATGCCGGATTGACTGAAAAAGAATTCAACCAGCCATACTGGCGAATTAATGAAGAATCATGTTACTGGCGTGATGCTTTATTCCGTGCATTACGTGAATTATTCAGCCTGTTTGAGTATGCACCGACAATTCTGACGTCGGTAAAACCAGAGCAATATCTGCATTAAGTAATTAACCAGAGTTTTTAACGCACTTAATTGTGCGGGGCTTCTTTTTGCCTGGAGAAAGTCATGCATACAGTTTCTGAAAATCAGTGCGGTAAATACGCATTACTGCTGCAACAGGCCAGAACCGAAGCACAGGCCGACGCAGCGACGCGCTTTTCTTCTCATCTTGACGCCATGATTCGCCACATCACAAAGGCGGAGTTATCCCGCGTGGAGATAGTCGAGCTGCTCAGTCAGGAGTCGGAAAAATTTCACAATATCGGATTGTCTCGCGGGGAGGTGCTTTGATGTCCTGTTCTCGTTCAGTTGTATTACTGAATAACGCCTTAAAAATCGCCGTTATGAAAAATGGCGATTTATCTCTTATTCAACTTGGTCTTGATAAAGAAAAACGCGAAATAACTGAGTCTGTTATCGCGATTTATCAGAACGAATTAAATCTCCTGTCTGATGTGGTCAATTTACTTGTTAAACGCGCTGTATTTCACAAGCAAATCTCCTCCGTGGATGAACTGACGAAATTAACGACAGAAATTGCCAGCTATTGCGCTGATGAATTTAAAAAACTTAACGACAAAAGGAGCTGGTAATGCCGGACAACGTAGATTTTATTCAGGAACAACAGGCTGAATTACTGGAGCGCCAGATTAACGCGGCAAGGGTAAAGCATTGCGGTGTTTCTGCGCTGGTTTGCGAAGAGTGTGACGCGCCAATACCTGCTGCCCGTCGTGCGGCTTATCCGTCAGCCACGCGTTGTGTTTCCTGCCAGTCAGTCTTTGAGGCAAAAAACAAACATTACCGGAGAACGGCATGAGTATTCGTATTGAAATTGGCGAACGTTATGTCGTTACCAGTGACAGCTTTCAGTTTATTCTCCACGAGAAAAAGAGAGCTGAAAGCGGTAAAAACGCCGGTCAGGAATGGCTGGCGGTGGTTGGTTATTACCCGAAATTAAGCCAGCTTGTTTCCGGCCTGATGCATCACGATATTCTGACCGGAAGCGCAAAGTCTTTTGCTGATTTAAACGCGCAGGTTGAGCAACTCAGCAAGCGTTGTTCAGAGGCTTTTGGCTCATATGGCCGTTAAAGCCTCCGGGCGTTTTGTCCCTCCGTCAGCATTTGCCGCAGGCACCGGTGAGACGTTTACCGGTGCTTATGCATGGAACGCGCCACGCGAGGCCGTCGGGCGCGAAAGACCCCTTACACGTGACGAGATGCGTCAGGTGCAAGGTGTTTTATCCACGATTAATCGCCTGCCTTACTTTTTGCGCTCGCTGTTTACTTCACGCTATGACTACATCCGGCGCAATAAAAGCCCGGTGCACGGGTTTTATTTCCTCACATCCACTTTTCAGCGCCGTTTATGGCCGCGTATTGAGCGCGTGAATCAGCGCCATGAAATGAACACCGACGCGTCGTTGCTGTTTCTGGCAGAGCGTGACCATTATGCGCGTCTGCCGGGGATGAATGACAAGGAGCTGAAAAAGTTTGCCGCCCGTATCTCATCGCAGCTTTTCATGATGTATGAGGAACTCTGCGATGCATGGGTTGATGCACATGGCGAGAAAGAATCGCTGTTTACAGATGAGGCGCAGGCGCATCTGTATGGTCATGTTGCTGGCGCTGCACGTGCTTTCAATATTTCCCCTCTCTACTGGAAAAAATACCGTAAAGGACAGATGACCACGAGGCAGGCATATTCTGCCATTGCCCGTCTGTTTAACGATGAGTGGTGGACTCATCAGCTTAAAGGCCAGCGTATGCGCTGGCATGAGGCGTTACTGATTGCTGTCGGGGAGGTCAATAAAGACTGTTCTCCTTATGCCAGTAAACATGCCATTCGTGATGTGCGTGCACGCCGCCAGGCAAATCTGGAATTTCTTAAATCGTGTGACCTCGAAAACAGGGAAACCGGCGAGCGCATCGACCTTATCAGTAAGGTGATGGGCAGTATTTCTAATCCTGAAATTCGCCGGATGGAGCTGATGAACACCATCGCCGGTATTGAGCGTTACGCCGCCGCAGAGGGTGATGTGGGGATGTTTATCACTCTGACCGCGCCGTCAAAGTATCACCCGACACGTCAGGTCGGAAAAGGCGAAAGTAAAACCGTCCAGCTAAATCACGGCTGGAATGATGAGGTATTTAATCCAAAGGATGCGCAGCGTTATCTCTGCCGCATCTGGAGCCTGATGCGCACGGCATTCAAGGATAATGATTTACAGGTCTACGGTTTGCGAGTCGTCGAGCCACACCACGACGGAACGCCGCACTGGCATATGATGCTTTTTTGTAATCCACGCCAGCGTAACCAGATTATCGAAATCATGCGTCGCTATGCGCTCAAAGAGGATGGTGACGAAAGAGGAGCCGCGCGAAACCGTTTTCAGGCAAAACACCTTAACCGGGGCGGTGCTGCGGGATATATCGCGAAATACATCTCAAAAAACATCGATGGCTATGCACTGGATGGTCAGCTCGATAACGATACCGGCAGGCCGCTGAAAGACACTGCCGCGGCTGTTACCGCATGGGCGTCAACGTGGCGCATTCCGCAATTTAAAACGGTTGGCCTGCCGACAATGGGGGCTTACCGTGAACTACGCAAATTGCCTCGCGGCGTCAGCATTGCTGATGAGTTTGACGAACGCGTCGAGGCTGCACGCGCTGCCGCAGACAGTGGTGATTTTGCGTTGTATATCAGCGCGCAGGGTGGGGCAAATGTTCCGCGCGATTGTCAGACTGTCAGGGTTGCCCGTAGTCCGTCGGATGAAGTTAACGAGTACGAGGAAGAAGTCGAGAGAGTGGTCGGCATTTACGCGCCGCATCTCGGCGCGCGTCATATTCATATCACCAGAACGACGGACTGGCGCATTGTTCCGAAAGTGCCGGTCGTTGAGCCTTTGACTTTAAAAAGCGGCATCGCCGCGCCTCGGAGTCCTGTCAATAACTGTGGAAAGCTCACCGGTGGTGATACTTCGTTACCGGCTCCCACGCCTTCTGAGCACGCCGCAGCAGTGCTTAATCTGGTTGATGACGGTGTTATCGAATGGAATGACCCGGAGGTCGTGAGGGCGCTTAGAAGCGCATTAAAACACGGCCTGAGAAGACCAAACCGTCAGCAAAGAAACGGAAGCCCGTTAAAACCGCATGAAATAGCGCCATCGGCCAGACTGACCCGGTCGGAACGAATGCAAATTACCCGTATCCGCGTTGACCTTGCTCAGAACGGTATCAGGCCGCAGCGATGGGAGCTTGAGGCGCTGGCGCGAGGGGCTACCATAACATATGGCAGGAAGACGTTTATATATCCTACAATCGATGTGTGTTTGGGATATTCTGCTTTTACAAAATGAATGGTGTCGGAACATAATATTTTCAGGTGTTCAAAGAGTTTGTTCTGATGTTCTTGCTATTTTTGTTTCTTTTGATGAAAATGGCGTCTTTAAAATTGGTTAAAAGGTGTGTTGTATGGATGGTTTATGGGAAAAAATATCGTCTTATAATATATTTAACAATCTCTTTCCCGGTGCTTTGTTTATTTATTTGTTTGAGCGGGCAACCAATGTGATATTATCCACAGATGATGTTGTTAAGAATGTGGTACTTTACTATTTTACGGGGATAATTATCGGAAGGATTGGGTCTATTGTTTTTGAGCCTGTGTTGAAATTTTTGGGGCTGGTAAAATTTGTTCCATATGAGGAATATATCTCAGCATGTAGAAAGGATAATAAAATAGAGCTTCTTCAAGAAACTGCAAATATGTATAGGACGTTATTCTCTATGTCCTTGGTTTTTTTGTTTTCTTTGTTTTTTGTTTCGTTTGTAGTTGGTGGTGATTACATGGCGTCGAAATGGATTTCATTGTTTTTGATTTTTGTTTTTATTGTGTCGTACGTTAAGCAAATTAAGTTTATTACATTAAGAGTGAGTAAGGCTAATAATAAGCTGCCCTAAGGCAGCTTAACGAATTATTCTTCAGTCTTATAACTCCTTGCGTATGAGCGTGGGGTGACTGCAGTCCAGCCATCTCTGGCGGGGGCATTACTAGAATGGCGTTTATTGGTGCCTTCTGTGGCGACTACTTTGGCTCCACGCCTTGTAAAAGCATTAATGACCGCTTGATGAGGGTGTTTATCGGAATCCGGTGCGCATGATATAAATGCACAAACACCACTTCTTCCTCCTTCGCTTACAATATTTCCAACGAGCTTATTTAGCACCGCTGGACCGATGTTTCTCCTGCTTCCATGGTGGGGCACTTGAATAAATGATAATGAGTTATTATTTATATGATCAGCAGCCATATCTAATGCAGTTATTCCTGCATCACCTGTAAATACTAGTGTTTTATTGTCAATTTCAATTTTTAATATAACGCTTGAATTGTTTTGTGCAGTAGTTGTGTCCTTGTCATCAATTCCCTCATCAGAGAACCAATCAGCAATATACTCGACTTGTTCTTTGGCTTTCTCAAAAAAGTAGTTATATGCATCTGTACCACTGGTTGCAGTTGTTTCTGCTTTTTCAGGCATTCTTGCAAAATCGGGGATTAATGTTTCATAGTATGCTTGTGTTGGTCCAATAACAACCAGTTTAGAATTGTCCCAAGTCCTGCCTTGAAAAGGCTCCTTAATTTCTATTCCTTTTTTTTTCGCTGATTTGACGGCATCATAGGCTTTTTGTAGATTATCTTGTATACGTCTGGCAATACTTGCATCTGTTATCCTTCCATCAGCAAATTCCTGCGCGAGATTTTCATTATGCTCCCAAGGCTGGTGAATCCAGAACTCTTTGACTTCCGCATTCTCAATCACATGCTCAAGGCCGCCAGCATGGTCGCTATCTGGATGCGTGGATATGAGTAAGTCAATAGTATTTGTATGATAGTATTTCTGTAAATGTTCAATTATTTGTGGACCAGTGCTTGCGTACCCCGCATCAATTACGACAACTTTTTGCTCTGCTCTTGTTCCGTGGAGGTTGCCCCATCTTATGCAGATAGCATCTCCACTTTTTTTTTCTCCAACTGCTAAGAAATCAACTTCGTAACCCATTCTTGTGCCCTTCTGTAGTTTTCAACTTTATGTAAGTGTTGTACGCCAAAGTAGTGCAGGACTTGATTAGGCAATCAAAGACCTTTAAAACAATATCAGGATGCATAAATATTCGTGTCTAGATCAATAGATTAGATCGAGTTTTTGATAATCAATTTGCGCCTGCTTCTTGATAACCGTTGTTAGTGTAAATTTTGCGCAATGTAATTGGCAAATCACTGCGATATGAGTTGCGTGCCAGCCAGCTTTAATATGCAGACTTTGCTATATCTTTCTACACGATTTTTATTTTCAGATGTGCAAGCATTAGGCGCATTGTTTTGCATGCGTTGGAGCTGCTAGTTTAGATCGTGCTCCGTCAGAATAGGCGCGACACCATGGTGGTCATGCACCTGCATTAAAACCGACCCATGAAGCGGGCGGGCGAGGCGGGGAAAGCACTGCGCGCTGGCGGTGGTGCTGATTTTATTTTTTCAGCGTCTGAGCGCGTCGTGAAGGCGCTTAGTCTGCCCGTTGAGGCGTTGGTGTGTCTGCGGGGTGTTTTGTGCGGTGGTGAGCGTGTGAGGGCGTGATGACGGGGTGTAAAAAAGCCGCCCGCAGGCGGCGATGTTCAGCCGTTGTCAGTGTCCAGTGAGTAGTTTTTAAAGCGGATGACCTCCTGACCGAGCCAGCCGTTTATCTCGCGGATCCTGTCCTGTAGCGGGATAAGCTCATTGCGGACAAAGACCTTTGCCACTTTCTCAATATCACCCAGCGACCCGACGTTCTCCGGCTTGCCCCCCATCAACTGAAAGGGGATGCGGTGCGCGTCCAGCAGGTCAGCGGCGCTGGCTTTTTTGATATTAAAAAAATCGTCCTTCGTTGCCACTTCACTGAGCGGGATAATTTTAATACCGTCGGCTTTTCCCTGTGGGGCGTAGAGAAACAGGTTTTTAAAGTTGTTGCGGCCTTTCGACTTCACCATGTTTTCGCGAAGCATTTCGATATCGTTGCGATCCTGCACGGCATCGGTGACGTACATGATGTATCCGGCATGTGCGCCGTTTTCGTAATACTTGCGGCGGAACAGCGTGGCCGACTCATTCAGCCAGGCAGAGTTAAGGGCGCTGAGATATTCCGGCAGGCCGTACAGCTCCTGATTAATATCCGGCTCCAGCAGATGAAACACGGAGCCGGGCGCGAAAGGTGTCGGCTCGTTGAAGGATGGCACCCACCAGTAAACATCCTCCTCCACGCCACGGCGGGTATATTTTGCCGGTGAGGTTTCCAGTCTGATGACCTTACCGGTAGTGCTGTAGCGCTTTTCCAGAAACGCATTACCGAACACCAGAAAATCCAGCACAAAGCGGCTGAAATCCTGCTGGGAAAGCCACGGGTGCGGGATAAACGTTGAAGCCAGAATATTACGTTTGACGTAAATCGGTGAGCTGTGATGCACGGCAGCACGCAGACTTTTTGCCAGACCGGTAAAGCTGACCGGTGGCTCATACCATCTGCCGTTACTGATGCATTCGACGTAATCCAGAATGTCACGGCGGTCGAGTACCGGCACTGGCTCACCAAAGGTGAATGCCTCCATTTTCGGGGCGCTGGCGGTCATTTTTTTTGCCGCAGGTTGCTGTGTTTTCCCTTTTTTCTTGCTCATCAGTAAAACTCCAGAATGGTGGATGTCAGCGGGGTGCTGATACCGGCGGTGAGTGGCTCATTTAACAGGGCGTGCATGGTCGCCCAGGCGAGGTCGGCGTGGCTGGCTTCCTCGCTGCGGCTGGCCTCATACGTGGCGCTGCGTCCGCTGCTGGTCATGGTCTTGCGGATAGCCATAAACGAGCTGGTGATGTCGGTGGCGCTGACGTCATATTCCAGACAGCCACGGCGGATAACGTCTTTGGCCTTGAGCACCATTGCGGTTTTCATTTCCGGCGTGTAGCGGATATCGCGCGCGGCAGGATAGAACGAGCGCACGAGCTGGAACACGCCGACACCGAGGCCGGTGGCATCAATACCGATGTATTCTACGTTGTATTTTTCGGTGAGTTTGCGGATGGATTCAGCCTGGGTGGCAAAGTCCATGCCTTTCCACTGGTGACGCTCAAGTATTCTGAATTTGCCACCGGCCACCACCGGCGGTGCCAGCACCACGCATCCGGCGCTGTCGCCACGGTGTGACGGGTCGTAACCAATCCATACCGGACGTGAGCCGAACGGATTGGCGGCAAACGGCGCATAGTCTTCCCATTCTTCCAGCGTGTCGACCATGCAGCGTTGCAGCTCCTCGAACGGGAACACCGACGCCTTGTCGTCAACAAATTCACACATGAACAGGTTTTTAAAATCGTCGGCGCTGTTTTCACGTTTGAGCTGCTCAATGTCGAACAGCGTGCAGCCGCCTTTCAGGGCGTCCTCAATGGTGACAATCTGCCGCCACTGGCCGTCCGCACAGAGAAGCCCACCGGCAAGGGCGTTATGACTGACGTCGATTTCCACGCGTTCGGCGGCGCTGGCGCGTCCCCGGTTAAACAGTTCACCCGACCAGAACGGGTAGGCGTCGTGCGCCAGCGTGGACGGGGTGGAGAAATAGGTCGAGCGCAGGTGACTCTGTGAGGCCAT